GGTTTCTATGGCTGTGTCTAGTAGGTCACTCACAGTGTCTGCGGGCTGTACCACTAAATTGGTCACAGCATTGAGCAACTGCCCTTTGAATTTGAGATATTCATTGCTGTTGTACTGCAAGCTGGCAAAAATATTGTACTGTTCACTGCGCAAGAAATACCCAGCCAGGGTAAGTGGTGCGCTCTGTTGCAATATAATCTGACCATACGGTACTATATTGCCTAGGTCTCTGGTGTTATTGGCTCCAGAAATTGGACCTGCCAACTGAGACAAGTTTTCGCAAATACTTTCATAGTGAGTGCGAATGGTTCCCAGGGTAAAATTAGGACTATTTCCGTTGAGTGGGTTGTTTTCTAAATTGATAGGTACCTGATAAAATGCCACGGCACTGGTTTGATCACTCAACACCAATACTTCAATAATGTCTGTGGGCAAATAAGTTTTATTTAATGTTATGGTTGTGCTGTTGGTGCTTACTATAAAACTGTATTCATCAGGTTTTAAAAATACTGAGCCAACATACACTTTGATTACCGGAAGAGCTGTGGTGGCATTTGCGGCCACATCAAGTTTCAATGATTGTTCTGTGTAGGAGAATTTAAATTGCTGATATTGTTGACTGGTGGTTACAGCAGTTTGCCAACCAATGAGTTTGACGAAAGTGGTACGAGTGGTGTACTCTCTAGCAGCACCTGAACTGATTTCAGTTGTTACTGAAACATTGTCTCTCACATATAAAAATGTGTCTTGGTACAAGTTGTTAGCAAACACAATATCACCAACGTTGTTGATGTTCAAGTACTGTAATGGAAATTGTAATATAGGATCCAGTATGCTAGTGTCGCCCACAGCATAACTGAACAACTTGCTGCCTGTAAAAGTGCTTGATGGATAGGTAACCCTGTTGGCAAAACTGATGCCATCTAAATCGTACACGTTGAACAGTGGTGCTTGTTGAATAGCAGTTTTTAGTTGTGCTTCGGTCCAAGCAGCACCATCATACCAAAAAGTCAATCCTGCAAGATCATTGCCTTGTAAACATACCACACTTTGATCTATCAAAACTTCACCATCTTCAGCCAGTGCCAAGTGTATGATGGGTTGCGCAATCAAGGGAGGCACACTGTCAGGTGTGATGAATTGAACCACATAGATTTTGTTGCGCACCTGAGGGTCTAGGTCAGCTGCAAAAATCACTCTACCTCCATCAACAAATGTGTATCCGTCAACACTGTACGCAGTTGATCCTTCAATGTTGCTGAACGCATCTGTTTCTTCAAAGTCAATTATGTCCACGGGCTGTTTGCCTTCAGTACCCATGTTGTATAATCTGATGTCTGGTCTAAAATTGATAATTGGTCGTTTGGCACGATAATTATTGTCCAGCACCGCAACAATATTGTTGTATTCTGCGGTGGCCAACAATACATCTACATGAAACCAACGATTACTGCGAGTCCAAGCGTTGAGATCTTGGCTGGCTCGATCAATGGTAAGATAGTCAGGTTGATCGGGTTCTGCAGCAATGGTACTGTCATTGGCATCTTCTACATAACTTTCAGGGGTGACAAAATTTCTCACTGGCAGTAATTCAATTGCAACACCAACCCCAGCCACATAAAATTCATTGTTGCTGATTGCTGTGGCAGTGTGTTGATACACATCAGTACTCAGTATCACTGTGGCTCCGTCGGCCACAGTACTGATGGAAAATTGAATGCCATTAGCCGATATGCTTTTGATATAGTAAATTTGTCCTGCAACCACACCGTTGCCAGTGACTGGAAATACAATTTGTTCACCTTGGTATAATCCTGCTGTGGTGCTACAAGTAAAATAGTTACTGCCGCCGGTGGTGGCCGAGCATTCAACAAGCAAAGTACCTGACCCATAACTAGATGGAACAACATCTCCTGTGAATTTGACTTTCAATCCATTGGTGAATACTACACCATTAGGGGAAGTATAGTTTAGTCCTCCAATGATTTGGTCAATGAAAATTGTGTTGTCTTGTGCAGGTTCCAACAACACTATGCGTCCATATATTTCAGGATCAGTGCCGTCTTGATAATACAATTCGTCAGCAACCGCAGTCAATAATGGGATAGGCTGAAAACTGCCTGCAGCAATTCTATACCAACTGGTATTGCTGTAGGTGATGCCATAACTAATGGTGAATTTTTCATTGACTGCTACCACAGCAATGCTGGTCAAATTTATAGTTTCAACTCCGCTCACATCAACAATGCTGATTTGATACACATTGGTATCATTAGCACTGTTGACAAACACCAAAGTCCTGGTGCTGAGATATGTAATACCATCAATACCACCATAGGTGGCAATAAAAGTAGCCAAGGGTTGATTGTTGATTTGATTGTATTCCAGTGTGGTCAATAGATCAATTGGTCCCACATCAGTGAGATTGTAGTAGAATTGTTGTGCAATTTTTTGTGGCACATTGAATGTAATTGTGCCAAGGTCTTCGCCATTGTTGGTCACGCCCAACACATCTCTACTGCTGATGTTGGGGGTACTGGGTACCACTCCTGCCACACCTGGTGAAGTTTGAATCCAAAAACCTGGACCAGTACCTGCTGTTCCGTTGACAATGTTGATGGTGCCACGTAGGTTGGTTTGATTTTCACTCACATAGTACAAGGTGTCAGGCGCATCTTGAGGCACTGTGAATGTCACAAGACCAAAACTGCTGCCATTGCGTGTGACTCCCGAACTGTAGGCATCACCAGTGCCCAAGGTCAATGCAGACTTGATCCAAAATGGATACACTCCATTGAGCGTGATATTGAACACATAGGTATTGCCCCGAGCCAGAGTCAAGGCAGGATTGGGCTGTTGATCTATAACATATGATGTGGTACCATTGTTGGTCACACGATAATTTACAGTTTCTTTGGTGTTCTGTGCTACTTGAAAGTTGTAACTGCCGCCACGTACCAAATTGATCACAGGATTGGGACCTACCACACCAGAGAATGAGTACACTCCATTGGCCCGAGTCACTGTGAAGTTGTTTGTGGTTGGCACATTGGGTGTGGTTACTTCAACCACATCCGGTCCAGAAGGCACCCAGAAGTACTGACTGAAGTTTACAAAACTATCATAGTCAACAAATGGATCCCAGGTATAGTATTCGCTGTTGTATAGTTGGTCTGGTCTGTTTTGGTCTCCGCCTTGAAATCCAATGGCATCGTTGATGCCTGGATAAGTTATGACATTTTTGATATTGTCAGTGTCAGGTTCCAAGCTGACCACTGCTGGCTCTAGTTGATAGTCTTGACGTGTTTTGTCTGGTTCAATCACATACTTGTCATTGGGATTGACACCCGGTCCCACTGAACGACCAATAAAGCCCTGTGTCTTTTTAAACTTGGGCTCCTGCACCATCTGGTCTAGAGTGGCCGCTAAAAATTGTTTGTTGACTGGTGTTTGAAATATCTGTGGAAGAAAATCAACTGATCTTGTACGTGCCATTAATAACCTCCACCGCCTGAACTACCGCCTGAACTACCGCCTGAACTACCGCCTGAACTACCACTGCTTGTTATGCCACTAGCAGCAGCAATGCTGCCTCCCACACCACTGCCAGGAGCAGTACGCAGATTAGTACTGGTCAATGCTTGAATTACATCAATGTTGTCGATAGTGGCACCATTGGCAAAAATTTCATTTGGCTGACTGCGAATTTCATACAAGTCGCCAAAACTCTTTTGTTGATCTAGCGGAACCAACACCACAGAACTGATTATGCTGCCCAGTTGACTGTGCAGATATGCTGCCAGTTCTGAGAAGTAGAATGTGTCACCAAAATTCCATTTGTCTATGCTAAAATATGCATTCATTTCTGCCAACACAGCACTTTTTATTTCACTGGTGCTGGCTGTGCTGTTCTGCGCACGTATGACTTTGATTGTGGCTCGTAACTGTTGTGCTGCCTTGGGCCCAAACAAGGGCTTGAACACTACAGGATTTAAAATAATATTGTCTGAAATCATCTTGTAATCTTGCAAGTTTTGATATTCAGTACTGAGCTCATCAATAGTGGGCATGTCAGGTTCAATCACAGTGCCTGTGGTGTCACGCAACCAGTTTTGATAGGCAGTGTAATAACTCAGTGTCACAACATACAAGTCAATGATGTTGGTGGTACCTGGATCAATTCTGTTTGTGAGTGGGCTATTGTGGCGGTACTGGAAGTACAAACTTTGTCTGCCAGTTTTGGCAATCCAGCCGCTGACGCTGACAATAGTACGCACTCCTGTAACCGAAATGCTGAGTTGATAGAAAGCATCTTCCGCGTAGGCGTAAAACACCTGTCCTGGAGTCCACTCTGTTTTGGCCAGTTCAATTTCATCCAAGGTACTGTAATCATAGATTACCACACCTTGTTCAACCAACAAATAACGTTGCAGGTTATCAAAATCCACTGTTTGTTGCAAGAACACATAGGGTCCTGCAGTGGTGGCTGGACCCACAATTGTGTCAAAGAAGTCTGGGTTATCTGGCACCCCGTCATTGTCTGAATCTCTATAACTGACCAAGACTTGGAAGTCATCCACATAGCCATCACTTTCTACAGGTTGTCCAATGATGGTGGTATAGATGTCGCCAGGCAAGGATTCTGTTGAGTTAGGCTGCGTGTTCACTGCCAACACATTGATAAAGTCTTTGATGATAGTGCCTGTGCGGCTGTCATAGATCAATTGATCTTCATAGAAGAAAAATCTTGTTTGCAACACTGAACCAAAGTTGTAGGCTAGTCCGCGAAATGTAATGGTATAGTTTTGATTTTGCACAGTGAATGCTACCAACCAAGATGAATCCAGTCCAGGTGCATTTTGATCAGCATACTGTTGACTCCAGGCTGCCACTGTGGTGCCATTGCTTTCATAAAATTTAAGGTTGGTACTGGTTATGATATACCAGGTGTAAGGTGTACCAGTGATGTCACCGTTGCTGTCATATCCCAGACCAAAGTTGCGATTTAATAAAATTTGTTCAGTCATGGCCTGCTCCACAGCCGTGGGCAGATCTGTCACAAACAACGGAACAATGGTGTCCACAATGGCGCCAGTGGGTACAAAATTGTTGATGGTCACAGGACCTGCACCTGAACTGAGATTTCCCAGGCCACCATTGTAGCCATCGTCCACAATGAGTTGCGGACTGGCCCAAATCTCCATGCGTTCATCTGAGCGAGTGGCTGTGCCCAGCACCAAACGATTGTTTTTATCAAAGTAATAGCCAGTGGGCGGAACAAACTTGATCAATGCTCCGGGTATCACATATTTGAACATTGTGGTAGTTGATTCGCCCACAGGAATAGGTGTGCCACTGGGCCATGTGGCACTGGTGGTGGTGTTTCTAAAATAGCCAGTGGTTTCATTGGCCATGGTGGTGCTTTGATTCCAAGTATATCCACTCAGCCATGTCACACTGACTGGCACTGTGGTGCTGGTAACTCTTGGAAAGTTCTCGTAATAAAATTGTTTTACAGTGGGTCCAATCAAGGCAGGTTGCACTTGATTGGTTATGACATCAGCAATGTCGTTGCGATTGTCCCAAGAGAACAGTATGGTTGGCAGGATGTTTTGACGCCACAAGGCACCATCACTGGAAAACGTGTTGGTCGAACTGTACTTGCCAGTGTTGTCTACTAGATCAAGGTAACGGCTGGTACCAATGCTGGCACGATTCAGGGCTTTTGACTTGATGATTGAGTTGTATTGAGTGTATGGGAACAGGTTGTAATCTTCGCCGTTGACCATGCGGTTTTGTGTGTAGTAACGTGCAGGAGCACGTTGTTTGATTTCAGCAATGGGTTCCCGTGCTTGACTGTTGCTCACAGGACGTGTGATGCCACAGGTAAAAGTAATGGTTTGCAGGTTGCCGTTGCGATCAGTGTAGGTAATGGGCAACACAATGTTTTGCATTTCTTCAGGGTTGATGATGTATTGCAGGCCGTTGCTGGCACGTACATAGGCACGGAACAAGCCCACAGGAATCTCAGAGAACACACCGTCACCAAAAATCATGGTGATTTGGTCATTGGCTCTTGAAGTCACTGAATAAATTGGTTGCAACACATTGTCGCGTTGTGCTGCCGCAGTGTACACGTTGTCCACATACTGCCATTCACGACTGATTGTGCCCACATTGTCTAGTTGAAACAACCAACGGTCTATGTTGTTGACCCCTTCAATGTTGATATCCACTGTGCGGTTGGCAATACGTTCAGCCAAGTTGAAATCTTGATTCTGAAGCACACCTTGTTTGAACAAGAAAAAATATCCTGTGTTGGCTGATTGAAAGCCTAACTGATCATTTCTAAACAGCACATTGAACACTGTGTTAGGTTGTGGTGCTGGTTCATACACATAGTCTCTGCCCACAGAAGTACTGGTGGTGGCTTCAAACGGCATGTTGACGCCATCCACTGTGGCAGTGTAGGGAATTACAGGCAAAAAGCCAGGCACCAAATTGATGGAATATTCGTCGGTGCGTATGCCCAACATAGTTTGACGGTTTCCTGGGCGACCCACTTTTTGACTGTCCACTAGTGCAGCATTGATGATGGCAGTGAACTGTTCTTGCCAGTCATTGTTGGTAGGGTCGGCCCAGTTAACTGTGACATTGCTGAGATTTACACCATTGTAGTCCACAACATTTTCTGTGGTTGTGACATTGAACACCTTGAGATAGCCTTCAGCTGCTGTGTTGCGCTTGGCTGTGTAACTCACAAGGTTGGCCAATCGTACCACTGAATCTCTGCGTTCGGCAGTGTCTATGTAGTTTTCACGTGTGTTTAGATCTGTGCGGAAAGCCAGTGCTTGACCCATGAACGCCATGACGTCCAGCAAGGCAATGAATTCACTTGATTCAATGTAGTCATTGAATGTTTCTGGGTAATACAAACGCAGGTAATCAACAAAACTTTTGCGCAGAGTTTCAAAATCATAACTTTGAAAGTCAGCTTCGCGATAGGTTTGGTAGATCTGTTTCCAATCTTCTACGCCAAATATTGCTGTTTGTCTTGTGGTTGTGGCCATGGTTCTCTCGTTTGTGCTTTATTTATTGAGAAATAAAACGGCGCAGTTATACGTAACTGGCATTACGAGTGGCTTCGTTGAAAAATATGCTGAGTATTTCAGCGTTGGTGGTGTTTATTACTGTGATTTCTAACTGTATCAATATGCCATTTTGTTGCGGGAATACCTGTATGTCATTAATGGTGAGTCTGGGGTCACCAGCGGCCACACGTTGTATTTCAGCTCGTAAATCTTCTTGCAGTTGTTCCACTTGATTTTCAAACAAAAAACTGTATATGGTGGTGCCATAGTCGGGGCGACCAGGTAGTTCACCTTGACGTATGTTGAAAGCGTTCAGCAGGTCACGCTGTATCAAATCAAAGTCAGTGAGTGTGAACTTTTTGTTTTGATTGATAGTGTTGAAGCCAATGAATGTGGTCATGTCAATATTTATGGTGGCAAAAAAAGCATTAAGTCAACAAAGTTTTTAATTTATCAATGGTTTGTTTGATCTTGACCAGTAAATCAAATGCTTCATCTTTAAGGGTGACTATTCTAGCCAGTTGTGCGTCAGCAGCACCTGGTGTGCCACGATTGATTGCAATGGCTTCTCGTTCATAACGAAGCAATGCACTCTTGACATCTGTTATTATGCTTTCAGCTGTGGTGAGAATACTGATGCCTTGCGCGGCTGTTGATGCTCTCACTGCTGCTCTAGTTTCAGTCAACACATATG